GTCAGCAGCAGCAGATCAGCCGCATTATTCCAGATAGCTTGTACGATTATACGTTCCAAGACATCCTGTAATCCGCCATGCCATTCCAATCCTCAGATGCTCTTGATGATCAGATGCTGTTGGATGGAAGCACCGGCTTCAGTACCGGTGTCGTCTCTGCTACTCGTCCCGATGCCATCCCTGCTACGAGCATGGAGTCGGCCATCAACATGGACTACGATGACTTCGGCAACCTAGTCACTCGTCTTGGATCGGTTTCACTCGCCGGTAACAGCGAATCCAGAAACTGGGAAAACATCCTCACCGCTTGGAACTTAACCACCTCCAACTACGGCAGCAACCTACCGACAAATGCGGAGGTCTATTCCGGATTCTTCTTCGATACCGCAGCATCCGAGCGGCTGGTCATCGCGGTCAGCGATCGTAACGCCAACACCAAGAACCTGTACTTCGGTTCCCCCGGCGTTTCCTATAACGCGATCAGCGGCGCGACACTCAATGCCTCGGCCACCTTCGTTTACTTCGCTCAGCTCAATGACAAGCTGTTCTATTCCGATGGATACGGAACACTGAATTACGTTTCTAGCGCGAATCTCAATAGCTCGATCGCCGCTGGAAAGATCAGCCGCATCGATGTTCTCGATCAGGGAAGTGGACACGCTGTAATACCGACAATCACCATCAATCCGCCGCCGAGCGGTGTGACGGCTACTGCCGAAGGCGTTGTATCTGGTGACGGAAATCTGGTTGCGATCAAAATCATTAACCCTGGAAGCGGGTATACCACCGCTCCAATGGTCACGATATCGCCTTCCAATCAGTCCCATGCGGTGGCCTACGTCTCGCTGACGCCGCCCAACAAGCCGCTCTACCTCACCACCCATACCAACCGGCTCTGGGCCGTCTCAGGCGATACCGCCATCCAGCCCGATACCCTCTACTTCTCGGATATCCTCGATGGCGAATCTTGGGATCCACTCGGCTCCATCCGAGTCGGCGGCGACGGCGATCCCATCAAGGGTCTCTACTCGTGGTTCGGATACAAACTGCTCGTCTTCAAGGAACGCTCAATTTGGGCCGTAGATGCCGATCCTACGCAGGATCCTGCCGATTGGACCATATCACTCATCAGCGGCAATATCGGCTGCTCCTCGCACCGCTCCATCGCTGCGGTTGGTGCTGACGTATTCTTTCTGTCACGCGACGGCATCCGGTCGATGGCGCAGATCCAAGCCGGTACCCAAACCAGCGTCGGCCTCGCGCTCTCCAGCCCCATCAACGACCTGATCAGCAAGATCGACAAGACCAAGCTCGACCTCTGCGACGGCGTTTTCTGGAACAACCGCTACCTCCTCGCTGTTCCGTTCGTTCTCGATGAAGTAAACGGACTTGGACTAGAGAGCGAGTTCGGTGTTCTCCTCGAATCCGATTCGTTGCTCGAACTCGAAGCCGCTTTCCCCCGGAACAACGCGGTCATCGTCTATCACTCACTGGCCCGCTCTTGGCTCGGGTACTGGGACAATTGGCAAGTGAGCGACTTCTTCGCCACCTCGTTCTCCACGTTCGGACCCGTACTCATGTTCGCGGGCGACATGACCTCGATCTCAGAGGGAGCAGGCCAAGTCTGGTCGTTCAACGACTTCCTCCCGAACACCCGTCTCGCACCGGTCGCAAGCTCCGCGTACCTGGACGGTGGATCCCGTTATCAGTCTACGGTGATCACCAAGGCGTACAACCTGAACGAGCCCATCCCCGACAAGATCGGGTACAGCATTCAGTTCGCGTTCGACAACCCGTACACCACTTCCAATACGGACGCGGCGATCGCTTACGCGACCGACATGTCGGGGACGTTCACGGACCTCGATCCTAGCCTGACGATCACCAACTCGCAGAAGTTCCTCAAAGCGTACAACCTGATCAGCAAGGGACGCTGGAACACGATCCAGTTCAGGGTTCAGACCAACCCCAACTCGGGCGGTCGCCTTTCGCTTCAATCCACTATCCTCTCTGGCTTTGTCGATTCTGTGCGTCCTCAGCAATGACCGCACATCCCACCATCATCGAAGCGGCCCAACTGCTGCGACAGCATTGGCCTACTTGTTCCACATGGAACAATGATCAGCTCCTCAACTGGATTGGACTCTTCAATGCCAAGAAGCTGATCGGGATTGTGAAGAACGATGAGGGGAAGTGTGTCGGTGTAGGGGCTGTGCGATTCCTCAACTCGATCGAGGAGTCCGAGGATCTGAACAACAACTTCCCAGATGGTCACATCGCTTGGATTGAGATAGCGATTGGTACTGAGCCACATGCGGTTCAGACACTCTGGGTGGCCATGATGGGGCTATGCTCGAAGAACGTCACCAAGCTGGGTGGGTTCCGCAAAGGCATTTCCCGTTTGTACGATTTTGACAGGTACTCCAAACTACTGATGAACCGAAGGATTTCCTATGGGCGGCACCTATAAAGCACCAGATATAGCGGCGGCGAACCGCGAGGCCGTCATGGCCTCCATCGAGACTTTCCCGCTCCAGCGTGAGATCGAGGCGGCATCGCGTATAGGTGCCAAGGTTCGGGTTCCTATCTACAAAGACGGCAAGGAGACCGGTCAGTTCAGAGAGGTTGATTTTGGACCTGTATCCGACATCGCTCAGACTAAAGCGATCGGTCAAGCACTGGCTGATCTGGCTCCAGTACAAGCTCAGCGCGAGCTTGAAGCTGCTCAGAAGTACGGCACCCAGTTCGCCCAGCAACGTCGCGCCGAACTTCAAGCTCTTGACCCGGAGCGTTACGGCACCGCAACCGAGCCGGGCCTCTACGCCCAATTCCTCAAAGACATCGGCAGTCGCCCCATCGCCGAGGAAACTATCGCCGCGCCTTCCTACGAGCGTGTGGGTATGCCTACTGGCCCCCAGGATACCGGTGAGGCCGCGAGGATCCGTAGCGATCTCGAACGCCAGATCGGTGCCGGTCTCGCTCAGGCCGGTACGCTCGATCCTGCTTTGATTCGAGCCGCTGAGCAGGCCGCTCGCGCCCGCGGAACCGCTTCCGGAAACGTCCTCGGTAACCTCTCCGCATTCCGCGAAGCCCGCGCTGTCAGCGAAGCGATCGCAAACGCTGATGTCCAACGCCGGCAGCAGGCTCTTGGCCTACTCCAGAGCGGTCAGACCACCAGCGATGTCGCCAATCGACAGGCGCAGGAAGCCTTCCAGAACATCCTCGCAGCCACCGGTCAGCGGAACACCGCGATGCAGCAGAGCTTCGCCGGCCAGATGGCTTCGCAGCAACAGCGTCAGGGCGCACAGCAGCAGAACATTGCGAACATCCAGTCCGCTCTCGGACTCCAGCCGATCGTATCGCAAGCCGCTCAGCTCGGAGGTCTCCAGCAGGGTGCTTCGCCGTTCGCTACCCCGCAGTTGTTCCAAGGAATGCAGCAGGCTGGACCCGGACAGCTCATGCAGACTGGAACCAGTTTTGCGCTGTCGAACGCCCAGAATCAATTTGCGGCCTCTCAAGCCGGTTCTCCTCTATCGATTCTCAAGGGTGTTACCGGTGCAATCGGTGCGCTCGGTGGAGCCGCTGGTTGCTACGTCGCCCGCGAGTGTATCCCCGATCAGTGGGAGGCGTTCTTCTTCTGGAAGGAACTCGTTGGTCCCGCTTGGTTCAAGAGCTTCTACGACAGCAATGCCGAGAAGTTCGCTAGGTGGCTCAAGAACAAGCCGAAGGCGAAGAAGCTGGTGGCCAACTGGATGCTCGGTCGAATCAAGAGCTTGGTGCCTAAGGCTTGATTTATGGCAAACGATACCAGCACAGATACGTCAGGATCTGAAACGGAGTCATCAAGTCCGAATCAGGCGTCTGAGAAGCTGTATCTTGCCAACGGCGAGTATCTGCCATGGGGAGCGATCATTCCTGGCACTGGCGGACTCCGAGTTGGAGATGAATTTTTCGATGACGCTGGGAATCGCTGGGACTGGCAGATCGATGACTGGGAATACAATAGGCCAGCAGTCGATCTTTCAACCCCTCCAGCCCCCAAGTTCGGTCCAGTAACCGCATCCGGATACGCGATTCCTCCTGTCGATCCGCTGAGCTACTACTCGACTCCAGAGCCGACCCCTGAACCGACTCCGTACACTGGTGGGCCAACTCGATGGACCGAGGTATATCGCCCTACCGTAGACCTGAGCAACATCCAGACGTTCACGCCGGCTCCCACTCCGGTTTCTCAGCCTACCCCTCAGCCAACCCCGACTCCTGCTCCTGCTCCCCAAGAAGCCACCTACAGTAGCGAAGGGGAGGACTCCGGAATCAGCCTGATTACCCCTGAGAACAGGGAGCGGTACATCAGGGAAGGCACGATGGATCTTCAACAGCCTCCGGTATCGACTGTTGTAAATCCTCTCCCTGAAACCAGTATTCCAAAGGTCGAAGATGTTGATACCAACATTTTTAGCGGTGTTGTTACGACCCCTGTCCAAGGAGGGGAGAAGCCATACTATGTCGAGAACACTGGTGTTCCCGGCACTGTCGAGGCAAAGCCACCCACTCCGGGTCTGGTTCCGCTTGATAAGCCTCAGATCACGTTCCCGATTGTAACAACTCCTGTAACTCAAACTGCTCCTACAAGAGTTCAAGCTATACCTTATCAAGGGAAGCCGGTTACCAATCCTCTGATCGAACCAACCACAATTCCGGTTGCGACCCGCAGGATGATTGAGGCTATATCCCCCGGCTACTTCAAGGACATCAACTACGACCCCGATGAGATCCTTGCCGCGGCTATGCGGGTTCTCCGCGGTAGGGGCGCAGGCAGATCGTTGATGGAGTAACACTATGGCTTTCGAGAACTTCCTACAGAACGCCGCCAACTTCGCAACCGGAGGGTTGTACAACGAACTCTCGGGCCGAGACAAAGAACTCGAACGCCAAAAGATGGCCGAGGTCGAGGCATTCCGCGCCAACCCGGAACTGGTACGCGAAGCCGCCAAGTACGATCCCAGCATCATGGAACGGCTCGGGAACCTTCTCACCGGAGGTCTCTACGGCAAAGCCACCGGCATGGACGACAAGCTCGAACAGCGGGCCATGGCCATGCAGCAGATCCGGGAGGATGAGCTTCAGAGGCGCATGATGGAGCGGATGAAAGGCTACGGCATCGCTCCCGTCGAGGAACCGATGGGAAGCGAACTCAACCCCGATCGCAGCGCGGCACCGATGCCCGTCGCACCCGGAACAATTCGTAAGAAGAACACTTTCGCTGGAGGCTACTGATCTATGGCTACACCTAAATATTTCGACCCTGCTGATATTGAGACCCAAGCTAGATACCGTCCCGGTGTCGCTTCCAATATCTTCAATGTCCTGACTGGAGGATTGGCCGGCCAGATCACCGGAAGCACCCAGAAGGCTCAGGAAGCCGCTCGGGCGCGTCAGGCGTTGCTACAGGAGGAGTTTGGTAAGCGGGATGAGGAGCGAGCTATCAAACGCCAGCTTTTCGTAAATGCTATTCAACAAGGAGCAGAGCTTGATCCGAATGCAACCATTGCTCAAATGGCTGATGATCTTCGGAAGCAGAAAATCAAGCGAGATCTTTTGCAGCAATCTGGACGCATCTCTGCTTACAATGAAGCTGCTGGCCAGACGCCGCAGGGAGTTGCCCTACTTGCTGACAGAACTAGTCCGTTTTTTCAGGCTGCTCAGCTTGCTGCGAAAGCTGATCTTGGTGAAAAAGAGGCTCAAGTTGCGCTCGAAGAGAAACGTCAGACCCCAGCTCTCCGCGATCAATATGAGGCTCTGGCTCCTGGAGCTTACATTCCGCCAGGAGCTACTGCTGGCCAACTGAAAGGTCTTGTTGAAGTCGCTCGTATGCGATCTCAAAGCCAAA